TGAACGTTGTCGTGCCATCGCCAGAGCCGTGCGGATAGGACGCGGCCGAAGCCAGGGAATTCAGAGCGGCGTACGTGGTTCGTGAAATCGCCTGCCCGTACGAGAGCAACGCCCATGTCGGGATCGAAGCCGGTAGGTAATCCCATTCCAGCGCCGAACCGAGTGGTACTGCGGGCAATTTTGCGTCTACGTCGTTCGCCAGATTCTTGATATCCGGCTGGACATTCGGCGGATCGGTCAACTCCGGGTAGCGGAGCGCGTAGTTAGCGGTCGTTCCCATTCAGCGCGGCGGAAGGATCGGCAACTCTAGTACCGATCCTCCCATGCCCCCCGTTACGAGAAGGTAATTTGCGCCGTCAGAGTCCACGTTCCCGACGCCTTCGTGCCCAGTGCCGCCACCTTGCGATTCAAGTTCGTCGTGCCGGTCGTGAAGCCTGCACCGGAGGCAGTCGTCGCAGATGCTGAAATCGTCCACTCCGCCCAGACGTAGTTCGCCTCCGTGCCGGTGAAATCCGACTGGAAGCTGACCGTCTGGTTCGTACGCGACGGATAGGTCGCGTTCTGCGCCTTGTAGAAGCGGTTCGTCGCAGCCTGCAATTCCGTCTGTGTCGCCGCCTCGGCCGTGTTCGAGTCTCCGACGCCCGTGAAGGCGTTCGCATTCGACCACGGGTTCGTCGCCGTCTGGTTCGTCAGCACGACCGCGATCATCGTCATGTCCTGCAACCGCTGGATTCCCTCGTTCAGCAAGAGGTTGCCCTTGATCTCGGCGCACTCCTCCGGCTCACCGACGATCTCGCGCAGGACGGCGCTTGAAATTCCCTCGTGAATCGGCATCAGCCTCGGCACGTACAGCACCCGTGTCGGTGTCCGGATCTCGCGAAGCTCGCCCGGGATGTGTGAAATCCCCTGCCGCTCCAGCTTGCGAGCCGCGAAATCGCAAGCCTCCTCGCTCCACTTCTCGCAGAGCCAGATCGTCTCGTGCTTGAGCGTGTCAAGCATTCGTGTCACCCGACTTTCCCTCGTCGTCTGTCCGAAGCTGATTGTAGTCCAGGTTGGCGACGGCCTGAAGCTCCGGAGGGATTTCCTCGTTCAGCGCCTCCAACTCCTTGACGAGCCGCTGTGCGTCCGAGACGACCGTGCCGATTGTCGGCATCGCCGCGTCGGGAATGATGTGCGAGTAGTGAACGTCGTCGTCCTCGCCGCCGAGTGAGCCGCCTTCGATCAGGGCCTGAATTGCATCGTCGTCCTGCTCTGCCTCCTCCAACTCCTCCGTGCTCACCAGATCACCGGGCTTGAAATCTTTCTCGATCACGGGAAGATGCAGGTACGTCAGCGCCTTGTACGGCCCTCCTGCGCCCTTTTTGGCCATTTATTCCTCCCTTCCGGTTTTTCGGTCGTCTTCCTCGGTCGCAACCGGCCCCACAAGGCCACGTAAGCCTCTCTCACGGCCAGCGAGCGCCAAAACGGCTTCCAGGTCATCCGAAACCTGAGAGAGCCTTAGAGGGGCTTCGGGCAAACCCCTCGTCGGCAACTCCCCATCTTTTTCACTCCTACGTCGGTGACGTAGCGAGTGTGACTTCCTCGACGGAGTTGGGAATGTCCAGGTAGAGGCCGCGACGTGCGCGTGCGACCTGCTGTCCCTCGATCAAGCGCGAGATGTCGGCAGGGCCGATGTCGATCCGCAGGTCGTGGTGGACAAGCTCCTTCATGCGAAGCTGCGGCATGATGAAATAGCACTTGCCCGCCGTGACGCCGGGGTAGACGTACGACTTGACGCCGTTCGTGACCGTCGCGCCGTTGTAGTAGATGATTCCCGTGACCGGGACGCGCCGGAGCGGGTTGCCCTGCGAGTCGATGACGGGGGTGAGCAGCGCGTCCTCGATTTGAAAACGATCCGCCTCGTTGGCGAGGATCCAGGAGGGAACGCGCTGTGGCAGCGCCTGTGCGGCATGGCGGTATGCGTTCTGAAAACCGACGAGCGTGTTCGCCTGGAGGTTGCCCTGCCCGGCGACGGCCGCCGTCTTGTTCGCCGCCGCGTACGTGTAGGCGATGATCGGTGAGAGGTGGACGTGGTTGAGCAGGTAGTTGTACGCCCGTCCGAAAGCCCGGCTGTTCATCGAGATTTCATAGGAGCGGTCGTACTCCAGCATGTCCTCCGTCCACTCGAAGCCCGCCGCGTACGTCGAGATCGGGACGAACGTCGGCACTCCGGCCTTTGCGAGCGTGCCGAAGATGATTTCACCGGCCTCGAACTTCTCCTGAAAAACGACGTTCGCGTCGAAGACGACATCGCCGCCGATCTGCACGGAGCCGCCCGGGAACGGGCCGTTGACGCGCTCGTACAGCGGCGTGTAGAGCACGGGGACGGTCGCCAGCCCCTGGTCGATGTCGATCCTGACCTTCTGGAGCAGATCCATCGCGCCGTCCGACGTGGTGATCATCTCCTGCACGGGCACGAGCAGGTCGATCTCGACCGATCCCTTCAGGAAATCGTCCGTCTGCACGGACATCTCCGAGGCGGAGATCAGTTGCACGGTCGCGATTTCACCGACCAGCCGTTGCGGCGACCAGCGGCGATGGGTCAGATCCTGAAATTCGCCAGGACTCTCCGGCATCGCTGCCCCTTGCACCGGGCCGAACCTGCCGTCGTGACCGATGTACATCCGGCCGCTCTTGTCCCGGCGCGTGATCTTGTCCATCGTCAGCGCGTCCGGAATCAGAACGCCTTGGCTTTTCGCCATGAAATTCCCTCCCTTCTAGACTCCGATGTTGAGGACACGGACGGCGCACCAGCCGTTCGCATCCTTGGTTTCCTCGACCTTGCAAGCGGGCGAGCCTGCGACCGTTGCCGAGAGATCCGTGTCGCCCCGCTTGAAGCCCGCGCCGGTCGTCCAGTAGAGCACGTCCCCGATGGCCGGAGAGAGCGCGGCCGGGAGCTTGACGTACCAGATCCGATCCGGAGCGATTTCCATGTCGGCAACGCGGAGTGTGTCCGACGCACCGATGGTTTTCAGGGCGATCCCGTTCCACTGGTTGACGCGGTAGAGATCCCCCTTCGTGATCGCCTGTGCGGCAGGGAAGGTAACGCCGTTCTGCGTTGCCCTGCCGTCATGCTTCAACTGACCCATCTCCCAACTCCTTCCTTGCACATCAACGAATTGTTTTCAGGAATCCCTCTGCGTCTCCTCGAATTTCAGGCTGCGGCGTCGTCTGCTTCGAGCGCCGAGACGATCTCGTCCTTCGTGTTCGAATTCGACACGTCGAGGCCACGGCTCTGCGCCTCCGCGAGCAGGTCGGCCTTCGTCTGCTCGTTGTAATCCACGGCCTCTGCGCTCTGGTCTGCGCCCTGCTGGTCGCGCTCCAGGTCGGTGCGTCCCGGTGCCCCCGGGAACGAGCCACCGATTTCGTCGGGCGAGAGCACGCCTTCGTAGCCCTTGCCGTACTCCGGATCGATCCGCGAGGGATGGTCTTCCGGCAGCAGGTCGGGCCGGAACGGATGCTCGCCAAGCGGCAACAGCCGCCCACCGGATGAAATCGGGTCGGGCGAGCCGTACGCGGGCGGCCCGAGAACGACAGGAGTCATGTCCATGTTCTGCTCCTCCTCACTCATCCCGGAGACTTTCACCGTGGACTGAAGCGACTCGATCAGGGCGTCGGCCTCCAGAGCTTCCTCTGAAAACGCCTCGCCTGCGGCGATTGCCTCGTCGTTCGGCTGGATCTCGGCGTCTGCCTCCACGATTCCGGCCTCTGCACGGGATGTCGTCTTCTTCTTGGGTGTCGTGTTCATTTTCACCTCCTCCTAGCGTGCAGCGCGGACGCGAATCCGCGTGGTTGTCAAGCCCGGCTTCAACTCACGCGGCTCGTTGCGCGGGCGGCCGGACGATGGCGGGTTCTTCGGGTCACCCTCCATCTCGGACACCTGGGCCTTCAGCGAATCGTCGCCGTCGATGAACGTGTTGACCATCTCGGAGATTTTCTTCTCGTCCTTGTCGGAATCCCCAGTCGCCTTGAAATCCCGAACGTCGTCCATCTCCGACGCGATCAGCCGCTTGACGAGCTTCTTCGTGTTCTCGTCCTTGAATTTCTTCGCGAGAACGGTTTCGAGGATCGAGTCGCGGACGGACTTGCCCGCCTCCCGGATCGACGCGAGCGCCTTGCCGAGCACGGTCACGTCGTCCACGTCGTCGGCCAGGCCGAGGATGCGGCGAAATTCCGGGATCAGGTCGAGCGTCGGCTTGACCGCAGCCGCGTCACCCTCCATCTCCCCGATTTTCACGTCGAGCGGATCCTTGACCGCCTTCTCGATGCCCGCGACGAGCACCGGATTGTACGACCGAAGCTCGTTCTCGGTCAGTGCGGCGATTTCCTCCGATTTCACTTTCCCTCCTTCCATCTCGCTCGTGAGGCCGCCGATCAGAGCCGCCGACATCCCTGCGGTGCGAGGACGGGCGAGATCGATGGACTCGATGTTGAACTTCTTGATCTTCACTCCCTGCTCGAACCGCTCCTGACTGACCTTGCCGCGCCAGGAGACGTTTTTCACGAGGCCACGACGCAGGTAGTCACGGCCCTTCGTGCCGGGCAGGACGTACGCCTTGACGGCGAGCCGTGCCCTGTCACCGATATGCGAGAGCTTCGCGCCGAGCCACTGAAGCTGAATTTCAGGGAACACGTACGGATCGTCCTCGTCCTTGATGTGCCCCATGTAGCCGACAATCGGCTCAGCGTTGGCCGCTCCGTTCATCTCCGCAGCCACGTCGCTGAAAAGCTCCGGCCCCCAGAACCGCTTGCTCTTGCTCCAGCCGGATTCGATCACGAACGTCGCAAAGCGCGGGTCGTCGTCGCCTTCGGTGACGCGGGCAACGATTTCAGGAGCGAGCGGGACGACGGCATTCGCATCGGTCGTCATCTCGACGGCCGTGTCGAATACCTCGGTGATCAGATCGTCCATTTCACTTAGCCCGTGCTCACCTTGCGGATGTAGCCACCGGCCGGAGAGTGGACGATCCTCTTGCCGCCAGTGCGCATCTGGTTGTTGTACTGCACGACCTTCTGGTGCCCCGCGTTCGGATTTCCCTGCGGCGGGACGGGCGTGCTGTCGAGCCTGCGGACGGCTCCAGGTGCCCTCGACGGGTCGTAGCGCGGGTTGGCGTTGTTCGTGAACTGGTCGTAGACGGGCGTGAACGTGTTGCTCGTCGTCGGATCCTGCGCGTACAGCCGACGAATGCTCGCCTTCGATTTCACGTTCCGCCGCGTCAACTGGCTCTCGTCGTGCCAGGAGCCAGAACGCACGTTCATGATCACGCCTCTCGGCGTTTTCTTCGACTGCGGGTTCGTTGCTCTCAGGATTCTCGCCATCTCACCACTTCCTCTTCTTCCCGGCAGGAGAATGGACGACTTTCACGTTCGACGTGGGCTTGAAAATCGCCTTGCCCCGGCTGATCTGATTGTGCGGCATCTGAACGATTTGCGCCATTTTCCTCCTCACCTATCCCAGAATTTCAACCACGCAAGAGTCTTCCGTAGAAGCCCAGGCTTGGTTGGACTCGGCTGATCGATCTTCTCCTTGCTCCCACTGTGGTTACCAGGCGGTTGTACCGAACGAGGTTGCTTATGTTTTGAAATCTTCTCACCTCCGCCTCCTCGTCGTCCTCCGGCGTCTCGTTGTCCGTCTCTTCCTGCTCGTCGTGCTCCGCTTGCGCGTCGATGTCGTCCGCTTGCGCCCACGCTTGCGATTCATCTTCCCAAGCGTCAGCGCGAGCCTCGCCCTCTGGCCGGTCTTGCCCTTCTTCTTCGCCATCGCGCGCAGCTTGCTCTTCGGAATCTTCTGGCCCTTTTTCACTCCAGCCGTGCGACGGAGTGCTCCCTTGTTCTTGATCGCACCGGCTATCCACTTCTTTGCCACTGAAAATCACTTCCTCCTACGTCTCCTCGCCCGCGCAGCCGCGAGCTTCTGAGGATTCTTGCCTCCCAGCTTCCGCTTTTTCATCCGAATCGTCTTGCGCCTGCCAGTTCTCGTGCTGTGTCTGCGGACGTTCACTGCGCCCTCACGTTCGTCGGAACGCCAGGCTTGTTCGGGCCGGGCTGACGCGGACGTGTCATCAACTCGGGCGGCGGTAGCCCTTGCTGGACTTTCACCGTCTGCATGTTCTGTTGCTGGTCAATCGCCTTCTTCTGATCGGCGTCTGCGTCCTTCTTCTCCTGCGAGATGGATTTCATCGCCGGGAGGAACTGCTTGATCATCCGCATGTACGTCTCGTTCGAGATTTCACCGGAGTCGAGCGCGACTTCGAGGCCCATGACAAGCTGCTGGAACGCCTGCATGTAGACGACGAGATCGTCAGCACGCGCCATCTCCCAGTCGAGCCTCGCTCGAACGGGGATCAGGTTGCTCATCACGAGCACCATTTTCAAGAGGTTCTGAACCGGCCGCTCGTAATTCCTCCGCTTCTTGTCGATCTTCTTCAAGAACGGGACGGTCTGCGCATTGCGGTCGGAGTTTGCGGTTCCTCCCGCAACGCGCATGAACGCCCACTCCGGCGTCTGGCTGGCGATACAGATGCAGTCGATCAGGAATTCGAGCAGGTTGTTCGTGTCACCGAGGACGGATTTCGCTTCCAAGAACTGCATCTCGTCCCCGACTTGCAGGAACAGGATCTCGCGTCCGCGCCAGGAGATTTCAGAATGCGGCATGATCTGGCCCGTCGTCGGATCGACAGCCTCCGGGAAGTTGTTCTTGATGAACGGAGCCACGTCCTGCAATTTCAGGACGACCTTCGGCGTCGAGTGGTACCTGTGCGCCTGCAAGCCCTGGTTGAGCACGTCGTTGAAAGCCTGCATGAACGGCAAGACCGACTCGTACTCGGACTGGCCGGAATTGAGCGAGGCGTCCCATTCGTTGTAAACCTCTTCGAGCGGAACGAAGTTGTACTTGTTCGCCGCCTGGAGGTTCGTCAGCCACTGATTGTCGTTCTGGTCGTAGAAGCGGTACTGGTCACGGTCGATGATCTCAAGAACCGTGTGCTCCTCGACAACTGGATCTCGCCCTTCGGCAGGATTTCCTTTCTCCTTGACGAACGTCATCGTGTGCGTGATGATCGCCTGGTTGATCACGTTCTTGTTACTCGGGTCACGCTCGATCTGGACGAATTCCGGAGGCACGATTTCAAGCGTGCAGTGCTCCGCCTCATCGAGAGTCATCAGCGGGTCGAGAATGTCCGGCCTGCGGACGCGCACGATTGTCTTCGAGTCACGCAGCGAGTCCCTGAGCAATTCCTGAATCGCAGCGACCCAATAGGTCTGGATGCACTCGTTCAGGAAGTCGTTCGTGCTCTCGTTTTCAGTGTTGACGATGGGAAGCCCGATGAAGCTGACCTGGAGATCGACAATCGGCTTTGAAAACGCCGTGCCGAGGCAGATATCGCTCTCGCCCCGATAAAGCTGACGGCAAACCCCGTAGCTGACCTGCGAAGTCTGCGGTCTGCGCTCAGACCAGAACGAGAGTGAAAACACCCGTCCCCAGGAGCGCAGCGTGCCTCCGAGCGAGATCGGCCAGAGCGAACGGGTGAGATCCGTGACCTGCTCTCCGATTTTCGCCAGTATTTTCATCATCGCTTCTTCTTGACCGGCTTCCCGTTTTCAGTGCGGGTCGGAGCCATGTTCTTCTCCAGAAGCTGCTCCAGGTCTTCGATCATCGTCGCAGCACGCTCTTGGACTTCCGGAGACGCCTCCCGCAGCTTCTCGATGATGCCGTCGTCTGTGAAAACCGTGCGCTGCTCGTTGACCTGCAACCGCTCTTGGCGAGATGCCTTGACGAGGCCGGAGCGGTCGAGAATTTCACCGGCTGCCTGGAGGACGATCTTGTCATCGATACCCGTCCGCATGATGTCAACGATGGTCTGGATCGCTTCGACTTGGTAGCCCTGGAGGAGATCCAAGGCCGCCTGGGTGAGATTCGCGCGCAGGTAGACGAGTCGTTCGGCTACGCCCGGCAGAGCGAAAACGTCGTTGACCTGCGGCAGCGAGAGGCCGGTGATGCCGACGATCTGCGTCTTCGAATATCCGGCCAATTTCATGACGACGCACATGTCCTCCAGGTGCTTCGCCTCGCCGGGGATGAGATCCTTGTCGAGCCGCAGTCCCTTGCGATATTTCATCCGAATGCGCTTCTGCTCGCGTTGACGCTGCTTCTCACGCTCCTGCTCGCGCCTCGCGCCTTCGGGACTCTTGTGGTAGAGATCGGGCATCAGGTACTCCTCACGAGGTTCGAATTCATCGCAGCCGAGAGCGAAGCGGGAATCGCAAGCTGCGGAGCTTTTTCAGTCGCCACGGTCGCGAACATGCCCGCGTGGTGCCAGTGGTCGGCGTTGTTGTTCTTCTTCCAGCGGGCGATCAGGTTTCCGCGTGTGTTTTCCTCTTCCACGCGCACCATCTGGGTGAGTTGATGGTAGAGGCCGTTGTACGGCTTGCCCGGCATGTTCTCACCCAGATCCCTCGCCTCGGGCGGGAAGATGATGATCCCGTTCATCATGTCCTGGATGAAATTGTCGAGCGCCATCGTCTTGTCGATGGTCACGTAGCCAGGTTCTCCGTATTTCATCGTGCTGAACGCAGCCATCTCGTGCGCAGCAGGCCGCTCGTCGGAGAAGCCGATCCAGAGCTTGCCGTGATATTTCAGAGCCAGGTCGTACGCCTTGCTCTTCTCCGGGTGTGCGTCGATGACGCCGACCCAGGAAGTGAGCGAGCCGAGGAACTTGTCGAGCGCGTTCCAGTCCGTGAAAATCTTGATGTTCCAGAGCATCTTCCGCTTGTAGGCGTCGAAGTGCCAGCACCAGACGTGCATCTGCGTGCCGATGTCGATGCCGAGTGAAATCGAGGAGTTGGGAATACCGCCCATCACGTAGCCCGGCTGCTTCAGCTTGTCGAGCAGTTCCGGTGTAATTCGGTCGCCCGCAGCAGACCAGGCTTTGCCCATGTTCTGGTTCCAGAAGCTGCGGAGCTTGCGTTGATCTCGCGCTCCCTTGAAATAGTCGGTCATGATTTCACGGAGCGTCTGAGTGGGCGAGTTGAACTGGTTGATGTGGTAGCCCCGGATCGTCCCGTTCAGGTTGTACGGCTGCCAGCGCCCCTCCGCGTTGAGGGCAGACCGCTCCTCGTCGGTGAAATCGTGGTGGCACCAGGGGCATTCCAGGACGCACTCGTCGGCCTTGTCCCCCAGGAGGAGATTCGAATAGGGCAGAGACGAGTCGTTGAAATTCAGGACTTGGAAACGCCCACAGCCCGGGCAGGGAATCTCCCACCTGTGCTGATCCGAGTAGTCCCATGCGTCGTCGGCGTAAACGCCGTAACCCTCG